AACGAGTATTATCCATATTGGCAGTTTTATAGTAGAACGTATCACGTAAAGGAGCGTTATTTTCTAAGCTAAAAGCAGATTTAATACCTACATTAAATATTCGATTTGCATAGTTAGGCGACTCTGTCGTTGGAGGTACTGTTTTAGGGAAGCCATTTACCTGTGTACCCTCATAAGTATTTTCACCTATCTGCGACTTAATTAATGAATTTGCACCTGTAGATATATAAAACAGATACTTTTCAATATTACTAAAATAGTTATCTTTAAAGTTCAGATAAGATGCTGAACTTACACATCGAACCCCATGTTTAAATCCTCTGATGTGGTTTATTGTAAAGATACCTTTACCAACATTGTTGTTAAAACGCGCACCGTAGTTACTAGGGAAATTTCGTAACCACTTCCATGTTAATGTCCCATCTGTTGCTGTACCTGTTGTATGAGTTGGGGCTGTTGTACTAACTCCTGGAACTGTGCACTCATACAACTTACTTCCCACTACAACTCTGTCCCCAACATCATAGGTGTATCCTGAATCCCATGGAGTATTAATGAGGTTATTTCCAAAAATGTTATTCCAGTAACTACCTGAATCAATACGATTAACAAATATGGCTACATTCGTATGATAAACTGAGTTTCCATGAACTAATACTTGACCTAAACTTTCGATAAAAATACCTGAATTTGCGTTATTGACTTTATTGTCAGCTACAATTATTTGACTACCAAATCCACGGTTGTTAACCCCTCCGATACTATCGTTACCTTCTAAATCAATACCGTTATCCCCGCTATTGAGTACTGTGTTGTTAACAACGTGAAGTCCTTCATGTCTTTGTGCTTGAATACCAATGTAGTCAGAATCCTCTACCTTACAGTCCTCGATACGATTGTCTTTAGTTCCGACTCCACGAATCATCAGTCCTACATAACTTGAATTCTTCGACTTAACATCTCGCATACGGCAGTTTGTTGCCCCAAACATAATAATATTAGCAATATTACCTGAACAGTTATCTCTATTTCCGTCAACGGTGATTTCATCTATTTTACAGTTGTCAATCGAATCACCAGGGTTAGCCATAATAGCACAGCTTCCTGATTGACCACTTTTCAATCTAATTTTCCCTGGACCATAAATTCGCAAGTTACTCCGAAGTTTTAAGGCAATACCTGTACCTTTGCCAGCATAAGTTTGACCATCTAATTTAACTTCAAATGTCCCTTCTGGCAAATATAACTCACCATATACACCATATATAGCTGTTTGAATAAACGGTGTACTATCAAAATCAGGATATTGTTCTATTGGCTTTGCACCTAACTGAGCTAAATTTATACCTGTTCTGAATTTCTGTTGCTCATTTATTTTATTGCCTTTATCATCTAAATGAGCTTTTAAATTCGGAAAGATATTTCCATTTTCATCATAACGAGAATCTACGATTTCACTTGGTTGAGGGGTTGAACTAATAAGATTATCTACACGCTGCTTTTGACCGGCTATTTGTTGCTCTACATCACCTTTAAATTCATCAAATTGTTGCCCTGCATCACCTTTGAATTCATTAAATTGATTCTGAAATTCTTCAGTCAATTTTTCAAAGGTAATATAACCTACACCATATTTTTCTACATCTTCTAATGTTGGTGTAATTCTAATGCGTTGCCAATCATCTGAAGGAAACTTTTCTATTGTTCCTCCTGGATACGTAACAATAAACTCAATTCGCATATCACCTGCTCCAGTAATATCTTGAGAACCGATTGCGAACTGAACTGTATAGTCATCTGATATAGTTGCCTGTTTTTCTAAAACAACGCCTTTGTCACTGGCTACCTTAACCTGAACAGTAGAGCCTGTTAAATAAACAAGCTCACCGTTTTCAGTTCGAAAATTAAAGCCTAATGGAGTACGATCTCCTTGCTTAATGACCGTACCCCCAAATACTTGTTCAACTGTGTTTCCTGCTTGATACATGTATTCACCTCCAAACTTTATGTTTTTATTAATTAAGATTCATAACTTGATCTTGCGTGTACTCTACAAAATCACCTAACTTATATGTCTTTTGAGAGCTATCTAATAAAGGACGCTCGACTTCTGTTACTCGTGCCTCTAAATAAAGTGGTGGGACATAGTGAAGGTCTTTAATACGCAACGTATCAGCAAATGAGGCTTTTTCATGTTCAAGCCCCAGTACGGAATCTAATGTAACTTGTTCCACTTCATACTCAATAGATCCCATAATCCGTTTGTTTAATTCAGTCAGACCAAGAGACGTTAGCTTTTGTACTGTCATGGTTTGATCACTTGATTCAGGTTCATAAAGAGCTACTAAATGCTTGCCATTATTACGGCACCACCGTTGCCTAGCAGCTTCATTTTCCACAGTCACTGTTAAACGTGTTCCATCCTCTTTTTCAGGCCCAATACAAACTAGAGAGGTAACTAAATTATCGTAGTTGACCTTGCGACGGATGCCGGATAAATCTTTGCCAAAGGTGATTTCTTTTCCATCAAACTTACCAAGGCTTGTTACAAGGTCTACATATCGCTTCACAATCTCATTTCCATCAACTTCAATTCGAAAAGAGATCTCACATCCAAAGGTTTCTTTCACTTGGAGAATAGCGTCATAAGCATTCATATACTCAAATGTAATTTGGCGGATACCTGAATAGTCAGAGACCCCTAACTCCCACTCTGTTCCACTTAGAACCCAATTAGCAGCAGTTTTCACAGTTTGGCCAGTTAACGTTTGGGGAGAAATGATTTTTTGTTTTTTTAAATCTAAAAAAGATGCTGAACAATACGCGATTACGCTGTCAGCATCTTTATCTAGTTCATTAATAATAAATTCACGGTAACCTGTTTTATCATCAGGAATAATAGCTCGGTTACGCCCTACAATATATTGTGCTTTTTCATCATTTACAGGCCACTCAAAACGAAAAGTTTCTTCTAAGTCCATATTTCGCAAATGGGTTGCATCTTCTAATTTACTCTCTAAAAAGGCAACAATTTTATCTGTTTTGTAATCTAATAAATGAATCATTTATATCGTTCCCTCCAAGTTGCTTTTGTAGGTAAAGGTGGACTTGTAGAGATTGTATTAATACCTCTGCTCAGCTTAAAAAACTCTCCACTAAAGGCTTTTAGATCCATTCGAGGCTCGCCATTAATTAGAATGACCTGACTTTTATGATCAAACGTAACAACGTCTCCGGCACTCACGATATAGGGAATCTGATTTTCTGTTAAAAGATTAAGCTTCCACACTTTCACATCGTATGCTCGTAGAGAGGCTACTTTTCTTGTCCCATATTGAGCCATGTAGACACCGACTTGAGCTGGATTTCGTGTAAATTGTTGCTCAGTATCATAGTACTCTACAAAGGAACGTGCTACATGTTTTCCAGTATCTCTGTTAATAACAGTTACATATGCTGTCCAACGATTGCGAGTGCGTTCAATTCTAAGCATTCCGTAAAAGTTCCAAAAAGTCGCTTCCTTATCTCCATGAGTACTAATTAAATCTTTAAAGCCTTGATCACCGCCACCTGTACGTAGCGTTGCATATATACGCTTTCCAGATGAATCAACGTCCTTAATTGTTAACATACAAACAGGAAGGTTGCTTTCATCCAAAAGATAAAATTCAACCTTCCCAAATTTGTCTTCCCCTGTATTTACTAACTCTACAATGGTTTCAATTCGAAAGTCAGTTAACGTTTGACCAAGGGACTTTTTATAAAAGGGACCGTGCCACGTATCATTCATGCTTCCGAAATCTCCAGGGATAAAACGACCATTATCTACTTTCATATTTCCTGTGGCTAGACCATCAATATGAACGGAACCTTCTATTTTAGCCCAACCTGTGAGAGATGAAAGAGAATCGCTAAGTGCTATTTCCTCACGATTTGCGGCATAATCCTCAATATTTACAACTCGTCCAATTCGATTCATCAAGTCTCCATTAGAGATATCAATGTTTGTATAGTCAGCATCAACTTCTATATCGAAAGTTGGAAGAGCTTCAACATTACCTTCATTTCTGGCTGAAAGGGTACCTGTGTTTGATCTTTGAACTTTCGTTAACCCGTATTTATATGGATCTGGACAAATAAAAGTTAAGGTACCTTTCCCTCGATTAACTAGTTCATCTAAATCAAGTTCTCCATCTATCATTGCAAAGTATGAGCGATCTGGTTCATCGTCAAAAGTTAATTCTTCGACTGACTCTGTTATGAGCCAGTCTGCTAAATCTTCTTTCACTTTCTGTAAATCAGCAATATCTTCTGCTTTAATACGAACTGGAACTTCAAGCGTCCGTATATCGACGTCTGTACTTTTATGATAGGCACCAGGTCTATTAGGTACTGTAAGAAGATTGCGTTTTACAGGAGCCCATGCAGGGCGTTTTCTGCCCCGCAAAACTGTTAGATAACTCCTTCTTTGATTTCTGAATGTAAAATTGGAATCCATTCTTTACCCCCTCTCTTTTTGGAAGCTAGTCTTACTACGCTTATCTCTTTCCTGGTATTCAGTAACGTATTTATGCGAGCCTTTGGCAAGCTCTTTACCATCAAGCTCTGTATGATTATGAACCACTACTTCAATTACTTGACCTGAGTTACCTTGAAGCTTTAAGCCTTCAGGAGAAACTTTATTAGACATAGTTGTCATAGCACTTTGAACATTAGAGAAACTGCTAGCTCCAGCCATTTGCAACTTTGGATTCATAAGTGCATCCATATCAAACCCAAAATGTTCTCCTACAGATTTAAATAATTGCAATGCTCGGTCACGTTGATTCTCTAAAGGAATAACAGCCTCCGTACCTTTTTCCGCAAGCCAAGCAAGCTGCTTCATTTTAACGATTCCGCCCTTAAAGTAACCTTTGAATTGTGCACCAAAAGCTCTAGCGTTTGCCATAACTATTCGTACATAGTTCTGTGTTTCTTTAAATGGAGGAACACCACCGTACTTCTTGACGTTACCTGGACCAGCATTGTAAGCAGCTAACCCTAAACGTGTATTTCCACCAAACATACGTAACATTTGTGAAATATATTTTGTTCCACCCATAATGTTTTGTTGAGGATCACGTGGGTTTTTAACACCCATAGAACGTGAAGTTGCAGGCATAAGCTGCATTAAACCAGTTGCCCCTACAGGCGAACGAGCATTTGGGTTGAATTTTGATTCTTGTTTGATAATACCAGCTACTAAAGCAGGACTTACACCGAAACGAGCAGCTGCTGAACGGATAATAGACGCATATTTTCCGACATAGTTTCCACCGGATACGCTACCGCCACCACCAGCTTTTCCTTGTAAATAAGTTAGTGGATTAATGTAAGATCCATTACGTTTAATCTTCAAATCAAGATGAGGTCCAGTTGAGAATCCAGTACTTCCGACACGTCCA